ATGAACTATTGGCAACGGGGCAAGGCGCTGCCGTCTTCGGACGCTGCACTGATGAGCATCACAAGACTGTCTAAATCCGATTGGTTACAGAACAGGGAAACGCTAATGGAGTTCTTCACCGAAGTTAACGGGACGCTGGTTAACAAGCGGGCAGAAAAGGAGTTAGCTAAATTCCGGGATAAGTCTTCGCAGTCAAAGTCGGCTGCAAACGCACGATGGGGGAATATGCAAAACGACTGCGTCCGCAATGCGGAACCGATGCGGACGCATATGCCATCGCAATGCCATACAGATACAAATACAGATACAGATAAAAGCAAAGACAAAAACACACCCAAACCACCAGCGGCAAAAAGCGCCGCCGTGTCTGTGATCGATCCGGTGGAGGGTTGGTTCTCTCGGGAGTTCTGGCCAATCTTTCCGCGGCGAGAGGCGAAGGTCGCAGCCCTGAAAGCGGCGCGGTCCGTGCTGAAAACTCCAGAGCTTCGGGCGGCGGCTCTCCGGGCGCTGACGTTGCAGCTTCCGGACCTGACCAGCAGACCTCCAGACAAGCGGCCACACCCGGCGACGTGGATTAGCGGGCGGCGGTGGGAGGATGAACCGGCGTTGCCGTTTATCTCGATGCCACGATCTGGCGAGAATGGTAATGGGAAGGTCGGGTTTGTCGAATCAGTGAGGCAGGAACTTCAAGGGCGGTTTGAGAGGGGGCAATTGTGATCGATGTTGATCAGGCAGCGCAGGACATGGCGAGAATGTCGGTCCTGAAGTTTTTTCCGTCAGACAAAACGGCGCGGACTGAGATCGTCCTCATGGCGTGCGAGATGGCGCAGACGAACGAGCAGGTGGCCTGGCTGGCCAAGCGCTGCATCCAGCTCTGGAACGAGTGGGAAGGGCCGCGGGAGATGCGGGCCGTGTTCTGTTCCCGGCATCGACCAGCAGACGGGATTGAGGCGTACTCGCAACTGCCACGATTCAACGACGGAATCCCGAGCGAGAAGGCGGCGGAGCCGTTGCAGCTTGGCGGGGCGACTGTGCGGCAGATTGCAGGACCACGGGACACGGCGGATGACCTGACGGCGGCGGTTAGTATCAGGCCGGTAATCGAGGCGATGGCGCGGGCGAAGGACATGCAACGGAGCAGGCCGGTTCGGGTGCCAAGTATCCCGCTGGTAAATTTGACTGATGCAAACCGGATCACAGCAGCGGATATCGAACGGGCCATGCGTGAGGCGGGCCGATGATCGACTTGAAAGCAGCACGAGAGGCAATGCACGGATTTAGCGGCATGTCGGGACTACCGGACTCGAAAGAAGCGCTGAAGGCTCGAACCGACTCACTGCGCCAGAACGCCAGAAGCATCAGCCACGCGGCGCGGGTGGTAAAGGCTCTACGGGAGCAGGAAAAGTTCTACCCGAGCGTTCAGGCAATTTACGAAATGTGCCAGCAGACGCCGGATGACGAAACCATCACCAGAGTAGTCCGAGAGTGCAACTGGTGCAACGGCTCCGGGTACATCATTGTGTACGGGGAGTTTGATACCTCAGCAGCGTGGAAGTGCCGGCACGATGGACCCGCACCGTCGAACGTTGGGCCGGTGATTGTGCCGTCTCTGGCGGTCCACTACCGGCTGGAAGCGGTGGAAGCGGAAGCGCGGCGGGTGGCGCGGCCATCGGTGTTCGCGTGAAACATGCGACGGCCTGAAATGATCAAATGACAGCAGACCTTCAGCGATGCCGGGACGAACAGGTCCGATGCGTCACGCTGCTACTGGCGGGGCATCCGGAGCAACACGGTCTGGAGATGGCCGTGAACGATAACTTCGCGGAAGATTTATTGTTGACCGGGCACCCGGTATTGGTGCATGATGAACTTGAACGGCAGGGGCTTCGAATCCCTGCTTCGGAGTGATCTGGGAGCGTCGGCTCCTACCTTCACTCCCAGCACTCCGACGCCTTAGGAAGGGGCGGAAACAACATGGAAACATCAGTAGACGAATACGCTCAGTACTTGCAATCAAAGTTAGTGTCAGCACCAGCCAGCGGCTTCGACGTTGCGGAATCCGATCTCAATCCACTGCTGATGCCGTGGCAAAAACGGACGGTTCGATGGGCTTGCCGTCGTGGGAAGGCGGGATTGCTCCCCGACACCGGAACCGGCAAGACCTTTATGCAACTGGAATGGGCGCGTCAGGTTTGCCGGTACACTGGCGGCGACGTGCTGATTCTGGCTCCGCTGGCGGTTGCGAATCAGACAGCGCGGGAAGCTGCCAAGTTCGGCATCGGCACGCCGGTCACGATCTGCCGGTCGCAAGCGGACGTTCAGTCAGGCATAAACATCGCCAATTACGAGATGCTGGAGCACTTTGACACGGCGCATTTCGCTGGCGTCGTGCTCGATGAATCTTCGATCCTGAAATCCTACTCAGGGACCATAAAAAAGGCGCTGATCGAGGCTTTCGCGGCAACCCCGTACAAACTGGCCTGCACCGCGACCCCGGCACCGAATGACCACATGGAAATCGGCAACCACTCGCAGTTTCTCGATGTGATGAGTTCGTCGGAGATGCTTTCCCGCTGGTTCCTGAATGACACCATGAAGGCGGGCGGTTACAGGCTAAAGGCGCACGCGGTTAAGGATTTCTGGCGCTGGGTGGCAACGTGGGCCATGACTCTCAGCAAGCCGTCAGATATCGGGTTTTCCGACGAAGGTTACAACCTTCCTAAGCTCGAAATACTTCAGCACATAGTAGAGGTTGACCAGTCGATTGCCACTGACGGGATGCTGTTTCGGTCACCTGACCTAAGTGCCACCGGACTGCACAAAGAAATGAGGCTGACGGCACCGGCGCGGGCGGCGAAGGTCGCGGAGATCATCGCACAACGTCCGGACGAGGCCTGGCTGATCTGGTGCAATACCGACTATGAGGCCGACGAACTGGCGGCGCAGGTTTCCGGTATGGTTGAAGTGCGCGGCAGTCATTCCCGCAACCACAAAGAAGAGGCGATGCTCGGTTTCACTTCAGGCGAAGTTCTGAAGCTGGCAAGCAAGCCGGTATTGTGCGGGTTCGGTATGAACTGGCAGCACTGCCGAAACGTCATCTTCGTGGGACTCAGCTACAGTTACGAACAGTTCTATCAGGCCATCCGGAGATGCTGGCGATACGGCCAAACTCAGGAAGTTACGGCGCATATCGTGTGTGCCGAAACGGAAGGCCCGGTACTGGCGACAATCGAACGGAAACGGAAAGACCACGAAACCATGAAGGCGGAAATGATCGAAGCTATGCGCGAACAGACGATGGAAGAACTCGGCGTGTCGCCGGTCCTACAAACTGACTTTGACCACGAAGTTCGGACGGGTAAAGGGTGGGAACTTCATCTTGGCGACTCCGTGGAACTTCTGCGTAACATCGAAGATGGGCGCATTCGGTTCTCGATCTTCTCGCCGCCGTTCTCAAATCTGTACATCTACTCCGATTCCGTGCGCGATATGGGAAACACGGCCAGCGATGAGGAGTTCTTCAAGGCGTTCGGATTTATCGCGAAGGAATTGTACAGGGCAACCATGAGCGGGCGGCTGGTGGCCATCCACTGCAAAGACTTGCCAACGTATCGAGGGCGTGACGGATCAAGCGGACTGAAGGACTTCCCTGGCGACATCGTGCGGCTGTTCGAGTCGCATGGATGGGGCTTTCATTCCCGCGTGACGATCTGGAAGTGTCCGGTGACGGAACGGGAGCGCACGAATAATAACGGATTGCTCCACAAGTCAGTGACGCGGGACTCCAGCCAGATCCGGCAGGGCATGGCCGATTACCTGATCGTAATGCGCAAGACTCCGACCGGCGACTCAAACCTTGCCGAAATCCCGATTGCGAGGCCGCATGGCTTTGAGCGATACGAGGGCGAATCAGACCCGCGCAAGGACGGTTTCCACCCGTCGCCATATGCCAGAACCGAGTTTGACGGCAAGCGGGATTCTATCGCCATCTGGCGTCGGTACGCTGAGCCGGTTTGGTGGGACATTGACCAGACGGACGTGCTCAACGTCAAGACATCGCGGACGGAGCATGAAGAGCGCCACATCTGCCCGCTGCAAATGGGAGTCGTTCGGCGTGCAATCGAGCTGTGGAGCCTCCCCGGTGAGGAAGTATTCTCCCCGTTCGGCGGCATCGGCTCCGAGGGCGTGGGCGCTTTGGAAACTGGCAGACATGCGCTGCTGTTCGAATTGAAGCGGGAGTATTTCACGATTGCAGCCCGTAACCTAGACGCGGCGGCCTCAACACAAGAAACTCTGTTTGGCGGTGCCGAATGATCCGCACACCACTGAAGAAGCGCGGCGGGAAACCGATACGCCGCGCTGGCGGGGCTGTACAGAATCCCAAGTACTTAGACTTCATCCGGCAGTGGCCGTGCGTTCTGGCAACTACCGGCGATTGCGTCGGGCCCGTTGAGGCGGCTCACGTTGGGGACCGAGGGCTTGGGCAGAAATGCCGGGACGAAGAAGCCATTCCGCTTTGTGGCTACCATCACCGGACTGGACCGGATTCTCAGCACGTTCTGGGAAAGAAGTTCTGGGAAACGCACGGCATCAACCGGGCCGATGTTTGGGACCTGTATCAGGGTATCTATCAGGGCTTCGGAGCGGGGAGTACAAAAGCATGACGGCCAACGGGCGGGCGAACGAAGTCACCAGCGATTCATTCCGCGATCCTCGCGTGGTGAAGATTCAAAACGAAGTGGCACAAGAGTACGGCATGAAGCGCGAAACGATGCTGTTTCGGGGCAAGTCTGCTGGCAAGGTTGAGGCGAGGCGGGCAGCGATGATTCGGTGCCGGGCTGAACTTGGATTGTCCACGCTGGAGATCGGGCGGGCGTTCAACGTGCACCACACGACCGTCATGCACCACCTCGCGAAGGCTGATAAAACGTGGGACACGGTAAGCGTGACAGTACGGCACCGGCGGCATAACCTGACGCTAGCAGACGCTCGGGCGATGATCTCGCGCATGGCTCGGCAGATGCGGGACCAAGCGTTGCTGATTGAGCAGCAGGCCGAACAGATTGAAAAGTTGGCTCAGGTATGAACTGGCATTATGCACCGGGTATGGCCATGCGGCGCGACTTCGGAAACGGGACGTGTCCGCACTGCCAAAAGCCGTTCACGTTGGCAAATAAGAACCAGATAACCTGTGGGGGCGACGGTTGTCGACGGGCTCAGGCTCGAATCACAGACCGGGCGTGGAAGCGTGGAAAACGGAAGGCCAATGCCTCTAGCCATTGATCTGTTTTGCGGCTTAGGCGGGTGGACTGACGGGCTGCTGGCAGAAGGCTGGAACGTCGTAGGGTTCGACGTCACGCGGCATGTCTACGGGGCCGACCGATACCCAGCGCAACTCGTGCTCCAGGACGTGCTGACGATTCACGGCGGCCAGTTTCGCAACGCGGATATCATCGTGGCGTCTCCACCGTGCCAGCAATACAGCTGGCTGGCGATGCCGTGGAGCAGAAGCAAAGACCCGAACAACTCGAAGGCGGCGAAGGCGCTACGGGCAAAGTGGGAAACCGAAGGGCCGGACAATCGGCTGTTCGATGCGTGCTTCAGGATTCAGAGGGAGGCTATCTATGCGCGGCGGCTGGACCTGCGTTGCTGCGAACTGGACTACAGCAAGCCGGGTTGCAAGCGGTGCCAGATCCCGATGGTTGTGGAAAACGTGCGCGGCGCCCAGCCGTGGGTAGGTCGCAGCGTGTGGAATTACGGCAGCTTCCATCTGTGGGGCGACGTTCCGGCGCTTATGCCGAAGGCACTGAAAGCGCAGAAGTCAGCCGCGGGGCACTGCAAAAGCGCGGTGGAAACTGAGCGACCCGGTGGGCGGATGATTGCTGGCGACGTGAAAAACGCGGACGGAACATGGATATCGACCGTGGAAACAGGCACGAAGTTTAGCGCAGGTACGGGCGGCTGGTTTGGCGACTACAAAAGTCGTGAGGGCCGCGAGCTGTCACAGATTAGCGGGAACTCAAGCCGATCAACAGCACGCAAAGCGGCATCGGCCATGATTGCCAAGATCCCGCTGCCACTCTCGACTCACATAGCGCGGGTGTACTGGCCTATAGACCAGCCGCGGCCAGCAGCGCGTCCGGAACCTGACGGCGATACTTCCGCACCATCGTTTGTGCCAGAGCAGCCTGTTTCGGCGTGAGTCGTCCGCAATCGGCCAGTGAATGACCGATCATGCCGTCTAACCGGCTGAACCCGATACCGTTGAGCACTTTTGCGTGGTCGCCGTCAAGGTCTGCAATCACCCGCAAGGCCTGATGTATAGCGGCGATCTGGGGCACCGTCAGCGTCTCTGCGATCTTGGCGTATCGGGCGCGTGGCGTGTCCTGCGTTGCGGCTTCCGACCGTCCGGGAACTATTGGCGCTTCCATCAGCTCGACTTGCTCTGGTGTCAGCCGTTCAGGGTGTTCGCGGTCGAGCGCGGAATCGATGATGGTTTGCTTCGATACCAGCCGTTTCGCCATCGTGGCAGCAATGGAGCCCTGAATCACCAGATGCTCACAGAGCACGCTGTTACGCTGGCCGATGCGGTTGCAACGGTCCTCAGCCTGCGACATGTTGCCGGGCACCCAATCGAGTTCTACAAACACGACGTGCCACGCTGCGGTGAGGGTAATACCGACACCGGCAGCCATGATGTTTCCAATAAAAACTCGGCAATCTGGGTCTGTTTGGAATCGGTCTACAATCGCTTGACGATCTCCGATTGGAGTCGATCCAGTTATCGAGACTGCAATTTCCGAAGATTCGTAGCAATCATGTCCAGTTCCTCCAGTGTGGCGTCGTGTTTTATCACGTTCGCCCTCCAGCTGATGATCCAGACATTTCCTTTCACGTAACCCAGATGAGGAATTATCCGATCCAAAGATGGATTGCTGGCGCAAAACTTCCGATTCGTGAACGAAATCGGAATCCCCAAAAGAGGGCAATGAGTCGGGATTGTGATGTCTTTCGGTTTTAGGTCGAACGGTAGCTTTTCGCGCTTGGCCCGCATCAATGCGTTCATTAAAAGGCGATACTCTCGGGAGTGAGCAAGACCGTGCTTCATCGGGCGACAGTTCAGGCATCCTGTTGATCGACCCTGTTGAAGCGTGGAAACTTGCACTTCCTTTTCCACTCCGCACCTGCACCTGCATAGGACTACTGGAGATCCGCTGGCCCGATTTGGCAGTCTTCGAAGAACTTCCCACTTCCCGAAGGTCTGGCCCGTGAAGTCTGTTAAAGGTTTCAAGTAGTGAGTTTACTACATCTTGATGCCAACAAAAAACAACCACTTTATGTTTTTCATCCGCTTTTAGCGCGGTAAGAACGTGCTCCACGGCGTGCGGAAGTGTCGCCATCGCGGTTTCGTGCCGGAGCCGGGACATTTCCGTAAACGCAACGGATGCACCCTTTTTCAAAGCCGCTACCGCTTCGGTGTATGCCGACTCTGACGAGGCTTTCGCCAGCTCCACGGCGGCGCGCAGGCGGTCCAGTTCCTCTTCGTGGGACTCTGCGGCATCCCGTTCGTCTTCGACCGCGTCAGACGCCGAATCCGCCTCAAGCTCTATCACCACGCGACGTTTCGCCGGCAACTCCTTGAGAACTTGCTCCTTCGTCCGCCGGATCATGATCGACCCACGAAGCGCGGTCTGAAGCTCGTCCAGGTTCGTGGCACCGTTCTGGTCGTATCCTGCACCAGGGTACGCAAACGAACCGGTAAACTTT